GATTTGCCGGGGAAGTGGGTACAGACAAGCTACCGCACACGCGAAGGACAGCACCCAGAAGGCAAGCCGCTAAGAAAAAACTTCGCCGGGATTGGGCACATCTATGATGCGGAACTCGACGCTTTTTACCCCCCTTGCCCGGGAGATCAGTTTAAGCTTGATAAAGAAAAAGGTTGCTGGGTTGACACTCGTCCAGAAGAAGATATCGACGATGTCGAGCTGAAAAGAATGCAGGAATACCCTTCCGCTGCGGAATATTTAGACGCAATTGTTAAAGGCGACCAAGAACAGCTTGATAAATATATTGCTAAATGTCAGGCAGTAAAAATTAAAAACCCTAAGCCATGAGCGAGCCTATTGCATTTTTACAGGCCGGCAAAACTGTAAACATTACGGCGGCCCAGACTGCGCCAACACCGACGCAAATTAATTCGGACTTCAGCGTATCTGGCAATCTGCTGTCCCGGATTCAGTACCGTGTAGTACATACTGGTAGTGTTGTTGCGTTTCTTGGTGTTGGACGCACCAGCGAAGAAGCGACTGCAAACGCTGCTCCAGTGGCCACGACAGGTAACGCGATCCCGTTGCTTCCGGGCACGGACGAGATTTTCACCTTTCCGGGGGGCTCATACTTTACTGCGGGTGTTGGTTCCGCCACGACTGCGACAGTATACATCACCCCCGGCGAAGGTTTGTAATCAGTAAAGAAACCGAACGGGGGCGGCTCCCCCGGCACTCAAAAGAGCAATATTATGCCCGAAGAGGTTAGTGAACACATAGCGGAATTATCCGCGTCGGAATTGCAGGTACCGACGGCCGAACCTGTAACCGAAGAAGTAACTGAAGAAGTAATCGCGCCGGAAGAACAACCAGCGGAAGCTGAAAAGGCGTTCACACAAGAAGACCTTGATGCAGCCATTGGCAAACGCCTTGCAAGAGAACAGAGAAAGTGGGATAGAGAGCAGCAGGCCTTGCGAGCAGAACTGCAAGCAAAATCGGAAACAGCTAGTGCGCGATTTGATGAGTTTTCCCAGCCTGACGAGTACGCCGAGCAATTGGCGGTTCAGAAGGCGCAAGAGATGCTCACAAAACAGGAAGAAGCTAAGCAACATCGGCAGGTGATTGAGGCTTATCACGATAAGGAAGAGGACGCGAGAGACAAGTACGCTGACTTTGAACAGGTTGCATACAACCCTCGAGTTTCTATTACTGATGTGATGGCCCAGACTGTACAGACAAGCGAAGTTGGCCCTGATATTGCGTATTACTTGGGTTCCAATCCAAAAGAAGCCCAACGCATCTCTCAACTTGCTCCACTCATGCAGGCAAAAGAGATCGGGAGAATTGAAGATCGTTTGATCTCCAGCCCCCCGGTTAAAAAAACAACTTCCGCGCCAACACCCATTGCGCCTGTTACCGCCCGAACAACGGGTTCACCTTCGTATGACACCACAGACCCCCGTTCGGTCAAGGCGATGTCTACTGCGGAGTGGATTGAAGCTGAAAGGCAGCGACAGCGCAGGAATATAGAGGCGGGGAGAGCACGATAACTCTAAAGCAAAATAACAATGAGCAATTCGATTCTTACTATTGATATGATTACAAGGAAGGCTCTCGAAATTCTTGAGAATAACCTTGTAGTTACCCGTACTGTGAATAGACAGTACGATAGCTCTTTCGCTGTTGAAGGTGCTAAAATTGGTTCTACGCTTCGCATCCGCAAACCGGATCGAGCGCTGGTTTCAGAGGGTGCTTCACTCATTACGCAGGCAGAGGATGAGCAGTACGCTTCGCTAAAGGTTTCCAGTCAGAAGCATATCGGCGTTAACTTCTCCTCTGCTGAAATGGCGTTGTCACTTGATGACTTTGCCGACCGCGTTCTGAAACCTCGTATCAGTCAGCTTGCGTCCAGCATTGATGCGGATGTAGCTAACGCATACAAAAAGGTTTACAACTCAGTCGGTACTCCGGGCGCAATCCCCTCGACTTCGCTGGTTCTTTTACAGGCGCAGCAGAAGCTGAATGAGAACGCGACTATGATGAACCCCCGCTACGCCGTAGTCAACCCGGCGGCTAATGCCTCACTGGTTGAGGGCATGAAAGGTTTCTTCAACCCTTCGGATACTATTTCACGGCAGTTCAAAAACGGCTACCTAGGTTCGGGTATCCTTGGGTATGACGAAATCTCCATGTCGCAGTCTATCAAGCAGCACACAAATGGTAGCCGTTCGGCGTCTGCTACTCTGAAGGTGGACGGTGCGGTGAGCGTCGAGGGGCAGAGCACCCTCAGCGTTGATGGTGATTCTGGCGCAGTAACCTTTAAAGTTGGTGATGTATTCACTGTTGCGGGTGTTTACGCTGTGAACCCCCAGACTCGTGAGTCTACTGGTTCGCTTCAGCAGTTCACAGTAACCGCTGACAACGAGGCTACCAATGGTTCATGGAACAGCATTGCGGTATCTCCGGCGATGTACACTGCGGGCCAGGCATTGGCGACCATCAGCGCGTTCCCCGCGAACAACGCAGTGGTCACGGTTGTTGGTACTGCTTCTGCGCAGTACGCCCAGAACCTTGTGTACCATAAGGACGCAATTTCTTTCGCCACTGCGGACCTTCTGCTTCCACAGGGCGTTGATATGGCTTCGCGTCAGGTTCATAACGGTATTTCGCTCCGTATTGTACGACAGTACGATATCAACCACGACAAGATGCCTTGCCGTATTGATGTTCTTTATGGCTACGATGTGATTCGTCCGGAAATGGCTTGCCGTATCTGGGGCTAACCTACAAAGGGCGGCTTAATCGTCGCCCTTTTATTTTAAAATTACCAAAACATGATAATTTATCTGAAGCATCCTGAGCATGGCAGAAAAGTTGCCATAAACGAGATTGAGGCCAACCAAGACAAAGAGAATGGTTGGGTAGAATACGAGATTGAATCTATCGAAAAACCTGCGGGCCTTGCACCTAAAACGGAACCGGGGGTTAACAGCCTCAAACCGATACGCAGGCGGCGCAAACCAGACTAATTATGCCTTATACTGCTGGAGATCAAATTAACGCGGCTCTGAGGCTGATTGGCGTGTTAGCTGAAGGGGAAACACCCTCTTCCGAAGCGTCAAGCGACTCACTTGGTGCGCTCAACCAGATGCTTGATTCGTGGAGCATTGAGCGCCTTGCAGTGTATACTACAAATGACCATGTGTTTAATTGGCCGGCGGGTACTGCTTCGCTCACTTTGGGACCTTCGGGAACAATTACCGGGGTGCGTCCTATTCAAGTTGACGATTCAAGCTATTTTAAAGAACCAGCAAGTGGGCTTTCCTGCGGCATAAAACTCATTACCCAGCAGCAGTACAACGGTATTGCGCTTAAAACAGCCGTGAGTGATTCCCCTGATGTATTAATGGTACGCCCCGATTATCCAGACATTACGATGCTGGCGCACCCGGTGCCTAACCGCGAACTTGAGTTCCATATTATTTCTGTTGAGCATCTTGCACAGCCCGCCTCATTGGCTACGGAGCTGTTGTTCCCACCCGGCTATGTACGAGCGTTTAAATATAATCTTGCCTGCGAAATTGCGCCTGAGTTTGGTGTTGAACCTTCGCCAACTATTCAGCGGATTGCAATGGTAAGCAAACGCAACCTGAAACGCGTCAATAACCCCCAAGACTTGTTGGCTTTACCAGCTAATTTTGGTGCCTCAAGGCATCCATACGATATTTTTGCCGGGAGCTAATGATATGAAATCGCCTATCCTTGGTTCGTCTTATGTTACGCGCAGCCCAAACGCAGCGGATAGCAGAATGGTAAACCTTTATCCGGAGGTTGTCCCCGATGGTGGGCAAGAACCCGCGTTCCTTACAAGGGCGCCGGGTATGCGCTACCTCTGCACGATTGGTACCGGACCTATTCGCGCTTTGTGGGCGCACAATAGCAAAGGTGTGTTTTATGCGGTCTCTGGTCAGGAAGTGTACCGCTTGAGTGCTGTGGACGCGGCGCCTGAGCTGATTGGTACGATGACCGACACCGGCGGCGCACCAATCAGTGTTACGGACAACGGAACGCAAGTTTTTTTCTCCTGCAACCCGAAGGCGTATATCTGGGACGCTGTCGCTGAAACTTTTAGTGAAGTGACCGACACGGACTTCCCGGGCAGCGGGGCGGTTGCTTTTATCGACGGGTACTTTCTCGTTAATGAACCGGGTACACAAAAGATTTATAGCTCTGATATTTATGATGGCACATCTTGGAATGCTTTGGCTTTTGCTAGTGCAGAAAGTTCTCCCGACGGGGTGCAAACAATTATGGGTATGCACAGAGAGTTGTGGGTGTTCGGGGCGGGGTCTTTAGAGATATGGAGGAATGCTGCGACTTCCCCTTTCCCTTTTGCGCCCATACAGGGTGTGGCTATTGAGGTGGGTTGTTCCGCGCCGCATTCCGTGGTGAAGCTTGACAATACAATTTTCTGGCTTGGGTCAAATGACCGGGGGCGGGGGGTTGTATACCGTGCAGATGGTTATAGCCCACTGCGGGTATCTACGCACGCGGTTGAATGGCAGATTCAGCAGTACGCGGATATTTCGGATGCTGTCGCGTATGCGTACCAGCAGGAAGGGCACGCGTTCTATGTGCTGAACTTTCCTTCGGCATGTACGACTTGGGTGTACGATGTCGCAACAGGCGCGTGGCACGAACGGGCTAGTTTTCGAGATGGGTTATTCAAGCGGCACCGTAGCAACAGCCATTGTAGTTTCAACGGGGCGACGGTTGTGGGGGACTACAACAACGGCAATCTCTATCTGATGGATGTTGACCTTTTTGCGGACCCTATCGGGACACAAAAATGGCTAAGATCGTGGAGGGCGTTGCCGACGGGGGGAAACAACCTCAACCGCACCACACATCATTCGCTTCAGCTTAACTGTGAAGCGGGGACTTTACCGGAAGGTGACGGGGGGGCCACACCCAAAGTCCGGCTCCGTTGGTCAGACGACGGGGGGCATACATGGTCAAACCACCACTGCATCTCAACGGGGGGCCTTGGGGACTACGGGCACCGTGTATACTGGCGAAGGCTGGGGATGACAACCAAGCTTCGCGACAGGGTGTATGAGGTTTCCGGTACAGACCCTGTCAGAATAACTATAATGGGCGCAGAACTGATTGTAACCCCCACTAGAGCATGAGCAACATAACGCAGATTCCCGGG